TGGAAAACACGACTTGGTACCCAAGTGTGTAAATGAAATAGAACTGTGTTTCAGTTGTATTATGGATGTACTGCCTTATGACTAAATGTCATGTCTGTACCAGAGTAGAAGAAATCTACGGAACCACCGAAAGCGTAGTCCCATGGCTATGCCGGTGTAATGAGAAATCTGCACAATCTTCCTTATCGGTGAGGCATCACCGTAAAGTGCGGATTATGGGCGGAACGATCCGCTGCCACTTTGGCTGCTGTAATCCTGAAGATGGCTTTGACGATTGTCTCTTCAGGGACGCCTAAACACGGACAACGAATGACAACGATTTTAGGATGTCACCTTCGGTGGAAGGGCGAAGAAGATTGGAATCCGGGGCGAGTGTCACGGTGAGAAGATTCGTAGGGAGGTCACAGAGTTTGACCGCTGGCGCTACGGGGGAATTATAAGCCCCCGACTATTGGGGTACGTTATGGCTAAGAGAAAATACTCTGTCAAGCGGACGTCTAAGGTGCAACCTGCACCGTACAAATTGAATTATGTAATTCCTTCTGGAACAAATACAAGTTATTTGGATTTGGCCCGTGATATTTCTCGCCTTAGTCGACGATTCGTAAGACAAGGAAAATTGTTTGCTATCTCAAACATTCGAGTTACGACTGCTGAAGCTTCTTCACAGGCTGGCACGGGTGTATACATTTCTGCTATGCAGAATACCTGGATCACTTCAAATGCTTGGCACAAGTCATTTGCTATGTGGAACAAACAGCAGATGGAAGCCATGGAAGATGCTGGTGCGGAGAGTGTAATTGCACGATTCCGTGATTTTAAGGTGTTCATGGATCCGACACACCGAGCAACTGGTAATCTTGACCCAGTTAATCTTGGACCTTTCTTGCCTGGTCCTTATCCCAATGCTGTTGTCACTGCCCCAAGCCCATTGGCGGCTGACGATTGGGATTACAGCCAAATCGTTATTCCTAACGATGGTGCCCCTGGTGTAACTAATGAATATTATTTGCACATGCACGGAGGCGATCAGCCAGCATCTAAGGGTATGGCATTGGGTTATCAGGAGTCTCGGTCCTTCCCGCAGAGTCCTGACCCAGTTTCTCCTCCCATTACTAATGGTTGGATGTCTGAAATGTTTGATGTTGGGAATGAGTCTACTGAAGTGGAACTGAATGCTCAATTCCACAACAGAAGTTTGCCATATGACCAGGTTGAATATCCTGGAACAGATGTCAATTATATTTTCCCTGAAAATAAGGCATGGTGTCTTAACCGAAGCACAACCGGGGTTAGTACCTTCAACCTCGGTGGAATGGTCGCACCTTGCGGCCTATTGCGTATTGATCAACTGTATTCAGAAGGTAGTGAAACACCTTTGATCATTGAAATTGAACTCCTTCCTGGAGGAGACAAAGGATATCATACAGTTAATATGCAGGATATGTGATATTTATGGAACAAACTGCAGTGATTGAGACGGCTCAAGCCGGAACTGCAGCCGCACGAATTTTGTGCGCTGTAAAAGAGAACCGAATAGAATTAATCGGTGTTATGATTTTAGCCCATCTTTTGGGATTGAGCGATAAAGTGATTTCACAAGTGAGCGGAGTGTGCTTTTGATGGCTTACAAATATGGTAAGACTTTCAAGAAGGACGGAAAATTGGTTCGATACCGTTACACAGACGGTAAAAAATCGACCAAGAAACTTGTTGCTGTCAACAAGAAAAAGACGAACAAGCGTCGTAAGAAGTGATTACTTTGTGTCCAGAGTGTGATTCTAATAACGTATCTGGCGTTATTATTGATGAGGACCACAACCCTCAGGATAATCCACATATTCCGATCATGCATTTTATTTGTAAATCATGTGGAACGGAGTGGGTTGAATGAGTTCGTTCCTGAATCTAGGAGGTACTCTTGTTGATTTGGGAACTCGATATGAGTATTCAGAAGGAATATCGAAATCAGACCAGGAATTTTATTCTCAGGCTGAAAAGGTTGTTCTTGAACAAGCAGCGCAAGCTGCGGGACTTGATCCAGTCGAAGTTGCTGAATCAATAGCGCGAATTCGACGCGCTAGGCGTGCCGTTCAGGTGGCTCTTCTGTTGGCTGCAGCAGATGGCCCACTTCCATTTGGCGATATGTTAGCCATTGGAGTGTTAGGCGTTTATGCCGGTTATGAAGTTTACAAAACTCTGGAACCTTTTGTATAGTAGTGTATACACCGTGTATACATGGCGAAGTTATATTGGCGAGTGAAGCGAGACGGAAAATGGACATGGGTTGCTGCAACTGACAGCAATACCATGGAAGATGACGAAACGATGGAATTAGTTCCTGCGTTATTCTACGTGGAGGAAGAAGAATGATCTACGTTGTTTGTAGATATTTTGGAAAACACGACTTGGTACCCAAGTGTGTAAATGAAATAGAACTGTGTTTCAGTTGTATTATGGATGTACTGCCTTATGACTAAATGTCATGTCTGTACCAGAGTAGAAGAAATCTACGG